TCAGCTACTATCTCAGCTTAAATATGATGAGCTATCAGGTAAAGAAAAGATATTACTGTCTAGGGTTAATGAGTTACTTCAAGAGACTATGGAAGAGTATGGTATTCACTTAGAAGAGCTTTGCAGATGATGTATAAACAAATGGCTATTGATTACTACGCTAATCACAAAGACTATAAGAAAGCACTTGCTGCAGGCATAGCTATGGATAACGCTTTGATTAAAGACTATACACCAGGTGGCAGCACTAACACTCATTTTATGATGAGCAACTTTTTAAAGTACTTTAGTTACGAAAGATTACCTCAATGATTTTAATACCAGCACAGCTTGAAAGCGTAGGCACTCGTAAAGATAAGACTCTTAAGCTTACCTTCGGCACTAATGAACTCACACCTTCCCAAGCTGCTGAGCTGTTCGGCACAGCCAATCAGTTCGGTTATCTTGCATTTAAGGATGAGAACTTTAGACGTGAGGAGCTGGATGCAGTAGAATCACTTAAATCAGAGTTAGAAGATACACTAAAGAAACCATCACAAAGATTAAGAGGTATAATGTTTAGAGTTTATGAAGCTGATAACGAGGGATTTACTACCTTTGCTAAATACTATGACTCTAAGATGGAGCAGTTAATAACACACTTTAAGAACAAGTTAGCGTAATGGAGGAGCAAGCACAAAATCTAACGGTTAAAAAAGATGCTATGATTCAGGCACTTACCTCAAGCTTAGGTAATGTAACTGAGGCAGCTGAGAAGATAGGCATCCGAAGAGAGACTCACTACGCTTGGCTGAAAGATGATGCTGAGTATTCAGCTGCTGTAGCATCACTTAAGAATGTAGCACTTGACTTTGCAGAATCGCAGCTTAAGAAGCTCATGGAAGGAGCAGAGCGCCAGGCATTAACTCACGATGGAGAGATAGTAACTATTAAAGATGCACCTAACACATCAGCTATAATCTTTTACTTAAAGACTCAAGGTAAGGGCAGAGGTTACATAGAACGCTCTGAGCTGAGCACTGAGATAAAGAGCATTAATATTACAATAGACGGTACAAATATATGATTATAGCTCAAACAGTTTTATTGTGGATTATTGCTATCTGTTTATGTGAGATTGGAATTGAGTTAAAAAAAATTAGAAAACAAAATGAGCGAGAAGATAATAAGCACTAAGTACAGTGATCAGACGCTGGGCACCTATGTAGATTTTCTTAATGCCGGAACGGATAGCGTTTCTCAGATTCAGGCAATAACAGGATTAAAGAGAGATGACATCAGGAAGATAGACATGGCTACTGTGGAAAAGATAGTGGCATCTTACTCTAATGGCCTGCGCCAAGATGAGAAGGTATTTAAGCAGTTTATAGATATTGATGGAGTTAAGTTCGGCTTTCATCCTAACCTTAAATCTATGACCTTTGGCGAGTGGTTAGACCTATCCGAGTTTAGTAAGAACTTCCCCCATCAGCTACCTGAGCTTATGTGCATTCTTTACAGGCCTGTTACAGCAGAGATTAATCTGCAGTATAAGATAGAGGAGTATGATAGTGATGTGCATCTTAAGTATGTGCCTCAGATGAGGAAGCTAAACTTAGCCAATGTGAATGCTGCGCTGCTTTTTTTTTCGACACTCAGAAGCGATTTAGTGAACAGTACACCCGAATATTTAGAGAAGGAGCTGGAGACGCTGAAGAAGGAGATAACTCAGTTAGCCGAAGAGGTGAAACATTAGCTTCAGTGTATCAGTGGTGGCATGTGATAGAGGAGATGGCAGAGAGAGATGTAACTAAGTTCGATGCCATAACCAACACAAGAGCTACTACCATCTTTACCCATTTAACCTATGCCATGGACTACGCTAATAGCATGCAACAAAAGCTAACTTAAATTCCACTATAAGATATGAGCACAATCAATTACACATACAACGTAATAGTAGATAGGTTTAGACAGTTCGCAGCAGGGCACTTTCAGCTGAGAAGGTTTACGCATGGAGAGATTAGCCAAGCTGATTTAGAGAAAGAAGCTGAGTGGCCATGGATGCACGTTAAGCCTCGCGCTATTAACTATTCACCTGGCACAAGAGCTTTCAGCTTTGAGATATTCATCTCAGACTTACCAAGGGATAAAGAAGATAAGACAGGCTACCAAGCGGAGAGCATTACTGACTGCTCACTTATCTTTCAGGACCTTATCAATGAGATTCATTTAGGGCACATGTTCGGAGATGACGTAGTGCTTACTCGCCCGGTTAACTCAGAGCCATTTGTAGAGCAGTACACTCACACGCTAACAGGAGTTACAGGAACTATTGAGCTAAGCTTAGATTACGATTGGTCAGCATGCAGCATTCCTGCAAGTTGGAACTATAACACTCCTACTAACTCGCCTAATGATGGATTCGGAGCGCTGCAATTTATTGAGAGCTTAGATCAGAACGGGGTATTTGTTAGCTTGCTCAATGATGAAGAAGCACCAGGTAACAGTTACTACTATGGAACTGATGGTGCAGGGATAAAGGGATGGTATGCTATTGTAGATAACATTGGCCTCACTTGTGAAACTCTACCTGATTGCGGTACTATCATTAGCATAGTAGCTGATATAGCAGCTCTGCAAACTGATGTAGCTTTAAAAGCTAACTCAGCTGATTTAGGAGCTACAGCATTCAGCAATGACTATAACGATTTAGATAACTTACCTACTATACCAGCAGCGCAGGTTAATGCAGACTGGAACAGCGTTAGTGGAGTAAGTGAGATTCTTAACAAGCCAACCATACCCGCAGCGCAGATACAATCCGATTGGAATCAAACGAACAATGTCTTGTTAGACTTCATTAAGAACAAACCAACGATTCCAACTTCCTTACCGCCAAGTGGCGCAGCAGGTGGTGACTTATCAGGCACTTATCCAAACCCAACTGTATCTCGCATTCATGGCATTGACATGCAGAATGGAACACCAAGTGCTAACGATACTTGGGTTTACGGTGGTTCACCTGCTAAGTGGCAGCATCAGCACTTAAACGCATCGCAAGTAGATAACGATTCAAGTGTAACAGGTGCAACGGTTAAGTTAGCACTTGAGCATTTAGATAGCACTAAACAAGCGACACTCGTTAGTGGCACTAACATAAAGACAATTAACTCTACTTCATTACTTGGAAGCGGAGATATAGCAGTTCAAGCAACGCTTGTAAGCGGAACAAATATTAAGACTATCAACAGCACTTCGCTTTTGGGTAGTGGAAATATAACTGTTGGAACATTCACGCTACCTTCTCTCACAAGCGGAAGCGTTCTATTTAGTGATGGCACAACGATAGCACAGAATAACGCTAACTTCTTTTGGGATAATACGAACGCAAGGTTAGGTATTGGAACGGCTTCGCCACTTGTTTCTACTGATATTAGAACATCGGGTAATTCAGCTATAACACCATTATCAATTGTTCCAGATTCTGCGACAACTTTATTAATAGGTAATACAGGAACGAACGGAGTTTTAGCATTAGGTCAAAACAACACAGGTCAATCGTGGTTACAAGGTCGCTCTCGTTTGGGGAATGGAAGTTCATTTCCTATTTTGTTAAATCCTTTGGGCGGTAACGTACTCATCGGCACAACAACAGACGCAGGGTTTAAGCTTGATGTTACTGGAACGGCGAGAGTGAGTGGTGATTTCTCTTTAGTTTTAGGAAATGCAATAAGATTTGGAACTTCATTGGCATTAAGTAAAACAAATGCTGCAATGAGTATTTATGGAGGAACAAATGCAGGAGCAGGAGGAACGAACGATTTATATTATTGGAATGGTAGTACGTACGCAGTAGGAATACGCTTAAATAATAACGCAAATGTTCTTATTAACACAACAACTGAAATAGCTTCTTCTATTTTAACTGTTGAATCAACTACAAAAGGCTTCTTGCCTCCTCGCATGACCACAACGCAAAAGAACGCTATTGCTACACCTGCAAGCGGTCTTGTTGTTTACGATACTACTTTGGGTAAGTTATGCGTAAGAGGAGCAGCTGCGTGGGAAACAATAACATCAATCTAAAATTATAACAATGGCTAAAATACAACCCGTTATCTTTCCTTTAAACGCAGGAACAGCAACAGAGATGACAGTTCTAATCTTGAACTTCGAAACAAGTGCAACAACTTGCACTACCTACTACGAATTAAAGACTGACGAAGGCACAGTGCTTTCAAATGGTAACTACACTTTGACCGAGCAGGAATTCGCAGGATGGGGAACAAACAACGAGTATGTTGCTGAATGCGTAGCGAATGCAATAGGAGTAACAATTATAAAAGAATAACATGCAACTTACCGAAGAACACTTAAAGCAGTTAGATGCTTTCATTCAAGAGATGCCTGTCAAATTTGGCTTACCATTGATTCAATTCTTTAACAAGATAAAAGAGGAAGCTGAGAAAGAATGAGCATACTTGCTGAGCTGTTTGAACAGGGAGCGCTATACGATGTGCTTTTAGATTTCGGAGAATCCGTTACTGAGAGCGCACGCTCAAACATTCGCATCCAGCAGACACGCTACGGCAAGAAGCGCAAGGCTAACACTACAGGCACGCTCGCAGCTTCGCTCTATTACAACATAGATGTAACAGGCACACTGCCATCTATTGGCTTTGACTCATCAGCTGACTACGCTAAGTGGGTGGAGTATGGCAGACAGGGTAAGGAGAGCAATTACAAAGGCATAGATACAAGATTTGCAGCAGGAGCTGCCAAGCCTCCGGTAGATGCTATACTTAACTGGATGAATCTAAAGAAGATTAAGCTACGTGCTATGGGTGAGACTGGCAAGATGACGAAGTTCGCTAAATCAGCGGTTAACAAAGATGCAGATCAACGATTAAAAGTGGCTAATGCCATGGCTAAAAGCATAGAGAAGAAAGGTATTGCTCCGCTCTACTATTTTAGAGATGCATACTTAGAGTGGCTACCTGATTACGCTCCGCAGCTTAACGCTGCCATGAGTGATGCAGTTAACATCTACATCTTAAATCAAACGAGAAAACTAACTAACATTAGACCTTCATAATAATGGCAATTACAATACATCAGCAGCCCTACATCTTTACAGCTTTAAAGCAGAAGCTTATAATAGTAGCTACATCTACTCAAATTGGACAGCCTGGCTTTAGATATGTGATAACAGTCAGCAATGGCACTACTACAAATATCTTTTACGTGCAGCCTAACTTAAACGGAGCTTTAGTATTTGATCTTAATCCTGTAGTAAGTTCTGCAATGGATTTAGGAGTAAATAGCACTGATGCAGTGCCATCTCTATTTGCATCCACAACTGTGCAAGATGCTACTACATCGCGTAATATTTTGGGCATTAGCACAATCATACAGGAAGGCTATGAGGTGCTTGGCTTATTTGAGGTACAGGCTACTGAATATTACTTAGATGGCAGCGCTTTAATTAATGCAGCGTTTCAGATTAGCGATGGGTTTAATCCTGATCCATCTACTTACTTTGCTTTGTCAGGTGGTGGTAGTCGCATCATGAGTGATTTAGTACGTAGCACTTATGCAATGGATGATATTCTATCTCAGTATAGCTTAGGTAATAAAACTATAGGCATAACAAGCTTTAGTGATGACTATGGAGTGCTCACTGTTCCTGCAGATAACGGCACAACATTAACAGGAAATGCTATTGATGACGTGCAGATAGTACAATTCAACGAAGCAGGTGCGCCTATTCAGACTGATACGATAGCGTGCATTATTGCAGCAGGAAGTATTAACCATCTTCCTCTTCTACCTGGTAACATAAATGATTCATTTGGCTTAGATGCAGATTGGCATCACTACTTAATTAACTTTTTAAATAGCGGAGCTGCACCATGTGCAACACCTATAGCTGTATTCAAAGCAGCAGATGAATGCAGATTTGATAAGATAAGATTAGGATGGACCAATAGCCGAGGTGGGTGGGATTACTTTAATTTTACTAAACGTAGTGAGGAATCTTACTCAGTGGAACGCAAGCGCTACAGAAAGGTAGTAGGTAACTATGGCATAGCTGATGAAACTACTGCCTTTGGATTTAACACATACGATAGAGGCATGACTGAACGCAGCCCATTTGTAGAAAAGATGATGCGTATTAGAACTGACTTTTTAACTGAGGGACAATTTGAATACTTAAAGAATCTAATCTACAGCGAATCAGTTTACATCATTAATCCTGATGGTAGTGCTACACCAGTAGTAATTGAGTCTAACAATTATGTGGCTATTAAGACTCGCAGCTTTGCAAAAACAGACTTAGAATTAATGTTAAAATTTAGTAACGATTACAACGTATGAGGCCAACAGTAATTCTAACAGTTAAGGCAACCAATGGAGCTGCTGAGGTAGTAGACCTATACGAGAATGAAAGCATAAGCTACTCATCTAACTTTAATAGCGTATCTGAGTTTACTACCAGGGGTGCTTTCTCGCGTGAGTTTAGAATACCTGCAACGAAGGCTAACGTAGATTTCTTTGGGCAGCAGTACAATGTGAATCTGCTGAATGATGACACTACTCAGATTAACGTACTACGCAAAATAGCAGCAACGCTATCAGTAGATACCTTACCCATCGCGGAAGGGCACATACAATTTAAGCAGGCCATCACTCAGCAGGGCAAGATGCATGAATTTGTAATAGCATTCTTTGGTGAGACTGTTGACTTAGCTCGCAGTGTGGGAGATAAGATGCTCAAAGAATTAGACTACACTGATTTAGCTCATGAGAATACTTATGAGAATGTAAACTTAATTAACGAAGGTACTTTATTTGATAAGGCTATTTGCTACACGCTAACGGATAAGGGGCAGAATTGGAGTGAAGATAGTGCTATAGGTAGCCGAAGAGTATTCAACTCAGTTAATCCTATCTATACAAGTGAGCTTACTTTAGCTATAAGGGCAAAGTGGTTAATGGATAAGATAATAAATGAGGCAGGTTTTACATGGAGTGGTAGTACAATAGATGATGAGTTATCTCAGATGTATATTCCTTACATCACTAATCCGCTAACGCTTGGAACATTAACTAATGACGAGGCTAAATTTTTAGCAGCATTTGCATCAGGCTCCACATCAGTTACTATAGATGTTCCTGCTGCTAATGGCCAAACTAAAAAACAACTTACAGGATGGACTGAGTCAACTGATCCAAGTGGTAGCTTTGCTTCAGATGTTTATGTATCACAAGGTAACTTTTTAGCTAATTTTTATATTGATGCTAATTTTATTATACCAGGTTCAGTAGCATTTGCTCAAAATGCTTATGACTTTGTTTTAGGAGTTACAAGAGATGGTATAGAAACACTTTACCCCATGGGCCAAGGTCAAGCTATTTCAGATACAGTATTAGAATTTGATCCATTTTCAGGTCAATATATTCAGGTTGCTGTAGATCCTATAGTTTATGCTTCATACGTTGTAGATATGCAAGTAGGTGATGAGATACGTTACTATGTTTATGCTCATGCAGGAAGCGCTCAAACTATTGTATTTGGATTTTATTGTAATATAGGTGTTTCATTTGTAACAGGAGAGTTACAAGCACAGCCTATTAGCTTTACTCGCAACGCCCCTGAGCAGAAACAAATAGATTATCTCAGAGATATTCTTAAGATGTTTAATGCTGTGCTTGTGCCTAATCCAAACCTGCCTAATGCAGTAGAGATAATACCAATGGTAGAGTATTTGGGTAGTGGAGATGATTACGATTGGACCGGTAAGTTAGATCTATCTAAAGATATTGTACTTACCCCTGCAGCTGACATTAGAAAGCGCCTACTTAAGTGGAGCTATAAAGAACAGGGTGATTTCTTTAATGCTAAGTATAAGAGTGGAGCTCAGAGAGTTTACGGAGAGCTACGCTTAACCGATGCAGGCAATGACTTTAGCACAAGTGATTACACTGTTGAGCTAACCTTTGGAGCTTCGCCCTGCGACCTTATCCCTAATACTAATTACGTCATCCCAAAATACTTTAATGAGACGGGTGAGTTTATGGCACCTGGGCCGCGCATACTTTATAGAAGAGATGCAGCCGAGGATGCTGTAGTAATGGTGTATGATGAGGTAGCAGAAGATGCGAGCTTTACAATTATACCACTACTCTGCCATTACAAATCTATCCCAACAAGCATAGCAACTAATGACTTAAACTTTGGACAAGAGATTCCTCCGCATCCAATTGAGGCAATGCCATTACATACTTTATTTGATAGGTATTGGAGGCAATATATTTCTGAGCTTTACGATAGTGAGCAGAAGATAATGGAGGCTTATTTTAAGCTATCTGTAACCGATGTATTTGGCTTAAAGTTTAACGATAAGATTTGGGTTAAGGATAGCTTGTGGAGAGTAATAGAATTAACTGATTACATAGTAGCTGATGAGCAAGTAACTAAGTGTAAACTTATTCGTTTTTTAAACATTGGCGCGCTTTGTCAATACACTCCATCTACTATAAGCGCAACTACAGGAGCAGTAAGATTTTTAGATTACGATGGTAATTTAAGCAATGGCTCACAGGAGTGCTGCGAGTTTTACGGCTACACTTGGAATGATGATAAGGGCGCATGCTTTGCATCTACAGGCACCAATGGCACAGGCGGTATAATCACCTCACCTAACAACGTAGGTGGTAGCAATATCACTAACACAAGTGGTAATCAAAAGAGTGCTACCGGTATGGGTAATGTCAATAGAGCATCTATTGAGAATAA